TGGCCACCTCTGGTTGCTGGAAGTATTGAGCTACAGTCCAGAACACCTCTGGCGGAATGTCGACGCCATGCTGAACAGCAGTGGCCCATCGTACAACAGCCGTATTGAGGTCCCCCTGGTGGATGTGAGGCTTACGAATTAATCCCTTATTACGCCGTAGTAATTCAGCACCCCTGACCAGCATTTCCGTGGTGACCCTGTCTTTGATCTCTCTACCATGTTTACGGATAGCAAACATCTTAGCGAATTTGCAAATCTCGTCTACATCCGATGCGGAGAGATCAAAACACGCATCACCAACCTGATCTTTGTCTAAACCAGGAGCGATGTATTCACCATGCTTCTCCTCAATGAACCGAACAGCTGCTTCGCCATCCAGTTTCGTGTATTTGATGTGCGTTCCGAGTCTGCCTGACCGAAGAACGTATTCACTGATCTGTTCAGGATGATTGGAGGTAATGATGACGATCACTTCCTTATTTTTGGTGCCGGCACCATCCAAACTATCCAGGATCTGATTTAGTGCATCTGTCCTTGGACCGCCGAGAAATTTTTCCCCATCTTCGGCAATCAGGATCGATTTGGCATAGAAGGCTGCTATCCGGTAAGCTTCCGCGAAGAATTCCGGCGATTGCAACCTGAAAACACTCCATCCATGATCGATGGCTCGCTTGATGGTGTGCATTACCGTTAAGGTTTTGCCAGTGCCCGTATCCCCGAACTTTACGACTCCTCCCTTTACCGGAATGCCATTGTATCGAAAGTCATCCGGATTCCGGATAACATCCCACAGGTACATGTGCACTTCGTCTTCTATGTCACGCGGCAGAACCAGGATTCCCGGATCATCTATGCCCTCAATATATGTCGGGGCGGCGGTAACTGGATCGTATCCACCTCCCATACGTATATTGTGAATGTAATCCAAGTTCAGGTCCCACGCCCCTCCGTTGTAGAAGCTATCCTTCCTGACTTTCTCTTCAGCGAGCTTCATCAACGCTCTGGCCTGTGGCTCATATTTCTGCTTGATCTCGAATCTAACCCGCAGTGACATATGATCGTTCTTATTGGGAACCATGGTGAAGTTGCCGCCCTTCCATGGAGCTGGACAGAGTGTTCCTATAAACACCTGCTTTTCCACACCAGGTCTGATTTTGATACTGATTTTAGTCGGTGGACTTGTGCCCCAGAAACCTTCTTTCTCCGCCTTAACATCAGAGAACGTTTCCTGTATGGCTTCATTGATAGCCACGTAACTGGATAGCACCAGGCCTTGAAAATTGAAGACCGGCGCGACAATTGTGTCTTGCTGTACCTTCACCTTATTTAAGGCCGATAATACTTTATCAACATTGCCCGGAACGGTGACTATTCCACCATCCGGTAGTTCAAGCGTTACTATGCCATCTACATCGACTTTGAATTTCGGTTCGTTTTTCTTTTCTGTCTTTTCCATGGTTTTTTTCCTTTTTAGTTTTTTGGTTTTTCGTTTCATCTATGCCGTTCTGGGGGAGAACGGTTGTTTATTTCAGCACCCTGATGTTCTTGGTATAATGCCTGAATTTATCTGTCTTTTCCCCTTTTCCGCGTGCGCCACTGGGCCCACTTCTATGAGCTCCGAGTTTGCTTGATGGTGGAAACGGTGAGAGTTGGTATACTCCAGGTTCAAACCGAGCCTTTCTGTCTTTGACGACTACTTCCTTTTGCAGGCTTAGGGTATTCAGATAGCGATAGGCTGTATTCTTTTTGATTATGTAAGAAACAGTCGGTCCGATAATAGCTCCGGTCGAATGTGTATTTCGACAGGCTGCCCTTGCCATCGGGCAACCGTTCGGATCTAATGGAACACCTTTACGGCTATCATCTTCGGTAACTTCTATGAGAAGAGGTTGATCTCCATCATAGACTTTCGCGACTTTCGGAAAGCCATTTCCATGGACGGTTCTTAACGCCATCCAATTACTCTCCTTTTTCTTTGGTTTCTTTTTCATTCACTTTCCCTCCATATTACGCCCGCAGGGAATGCTCGTTTGCAATGCGGGCACTCCTTAATCGGGACTTCGAATGGGGCATGATAGACAGTTGGCTTTATCTTACTGTTTGGAACCTGGGTTAATCCTTCGAGTTGGGCACGTCTCCTGACCCAACTTTCCTTCATGGAAGCCGAGAGCTTTTCACTTTTGGAAAGCTTCTGTTTCCTGAGAGCTTTCCGCTCATCATATTTCCTTTTCCTGTATTCAGGATTATCGGATGGAAAACGATACTCGCGTTTCTTCTCTTTCTTGGCTTTTCTGCTCTGAGCTTGCTTGGCACGCTTCCAGGCATTTGCTTCTTGCCTGTTCATCTTCGGAAGAGGCCTTCCGATATGAAAGTTGCGAATATGATTGTTGCGGGCCTGGTGGGTATCAAATGGCTTAGCCTCGCAGCCATCCTTCCCGTAATGAGGGCAGGGCCATTTGGCTGCTCCTCTTATTCTTAACTGTCGTATCATGTCGTCTATTGTTTTTATGTTCATTGGTTTATTTCCTTTCTTTGGTTTCTCTTTTCTGTTTCTGGTTTAAGAATCGAGTCAGTGGAAACTGCCACTTCTCGATTACTGTCTGGTTTCGTTTTCTGCTTTTTCTGGTTTTCAATGTTTGCCAGAGTTTCTTTATCATTGTTTTAATTCGCGTTGACATTATGGTTAAATTCGATGGCGGATTATCATTATTACTAATTACAAATGGCTAAAAAAGTAGATATTGCCATCAGGCTAAAAAGATTTTTTACCGAAGGAGGCCCTGCGGAATGTTGGGAATGGCAGGGATATATTTCTCCTGATGGTTATGCCCGTGTGAATATGGGAAACGGAAAGCTTAAACTTGCCCATCGACTTGTGTACGAAATCATGGTCGGACCAATTCCCGAAGGGATGTTTATATGTCATCATTGTGATAATCCTAAATGCATGAACTACAGATCGCATTTATTCATCGGAACCAATGGTGACAATATGCGAGATGCTTCTCAAAAAGGCAGAGTCAGAAATGGAGGGTTACGGGGATCTCGATTGAGTCAATCTAAGCTTAATGAACAAATTGTTAGTGAAATCCTAAAGAGTTCAGAAAGTCATATTTCCCTTGGCCGAAAATTCGGAGTTGATATTAGCACCATCTGGAAAGTGAGAAACCGAAGAACTTGGAATCACGTTAAAGTAGAAGAGGAGGGTTACCCCAATCGCTGATGGTGGGCTATTATTGACGTACCGTGGCTATACCACGCAGGATCTTTTGACCCTGCAGCAACAGATGCGGGCACAATTCCTGGCCATGGGAGCATTCTCTAGCCAGACGATCGGCGGTAAATCCTACACTCGGGATCTTCGATATCTTCAGTCTCAGCTGGAGGCGATTCAATTTGTCTTAAACGAGAGAACGACGCCGTATGAAGGGGTTGTCTTAACTGATTTCAGTCAAATTGAAGGTCCGAAGAAAGGGCAGCCCTACGGCACAATTGATGAATTGAGCTACTGATATGGCTTTCGATATTACAAAGCTTGAAGACGGCAAGCGTCCAGATCAGAGGCTGACCCCATGGGATCGCGTAGTTGGATTCTTTAATCCAGTACAGAAGCTGGTTCGAATGAAGGCTCGTCAATTCGAGCATGAGTTTTCGTACGGATACAATGAATGGCCTGAGCGTAGAGGGAGCTCAGGTGGACTCTTCGCACAAGCTGGTGCTGAAACCTGGAAGAGTAACCGCGATCGAATCAAGGCGATGTGGGATGCCCGTGATCTATGCCGATTCGAGTTCATCGGAGGCATGATGGCTCGCGTTGTTCTCTATGTGTGCGGGAAAGTTAAATCACGATCGTTGACCGGAGATGAGCAAATCGATGAAGCCTATGACAAGTTTTACCACGGTTGGTGTGGAGATGAGCCCAATGACGATGGTTCAATCCGATGTGACATCAGTGGTCGACACCGTTGGCTGAAGCAGATTCAGATGGGATTTCTGGGCTTTCTGATTGATGGGGATCACGGCTGGATAGAAGTTGATCCTCAGTTTTCTCCCACTGGCGAATTTTGTGTGCAAGCTGTTGAAGCAGATAGGATAGGTTCTCCGCTTGAGCAGCTTGTTCAAGAAAACTATGTCGGAGGAGTTGGACTCGATCCGCAAACCGGACGAATTCAGTTCTATAGAATTTTTCAACGAACTCGTACGAATCAGTATTTGAATCCGCAGGAGATTGAGTTTGGTTCATTTGTTCACCTCCATGATCCGGATCGGCCGGATGAATATCGTGGACGGACTAAACTACTTAGATTGCTTAATGATGCAAGGGACATTAGAGAATGGATTGAAGCGGAGAAACAGGCCGGTAAAACCCAGAGCCAATGGACTGCCCTTGTAGGATTAAAAGACCCCTTTGCCAACCAGGGTGCCACAGCCTGGAAAGATAAAACGGCAGACGGAACGCCTACCCAGCCAGCTGAATGGGGTAAGATCATGCGGATGGCTGAAGGTGAAATCTTCAGCATGCTTGCTCCTCCAGCACGACCAAGTGGCGCATTCATGGAATTTGTGCAGGTCCTTATACGGAAGATGGCGGTGTCATTAGATTTGCCATTCGGATTCCTGTGGGATCTGGCGACCCTGGGTGGCGTGACCGCTCGGATTGAAGTGCAGCAAGCTTTGCGGAGGATTGAATACTGGCAGCAGCTCTTGGTGTATAAAGTTCTGAACAGAATCCGCCAGAAAGTGATCGCCCAGGGAATTGCTCTCGGAATTCTTCCTCCGCATCCCCTTTGGAAAAAATGTGAGTGGCATTTCGGCTTATCCATTCAGACTGATGTTGGATACGAGATGGAATCGGATCTCGCAGCCGTATCAGCTGGACTTCTTCCTGTCAGCGACATAACCCAGAAATACGGGAAGGCCCCCAGGGAAGTTTTCCTTTCTAATGCGACAACTGCCAATGAAGCGATCCAGATCGGAGCGGAGACCGATCTACCGGTGGAGGTATTTGCCAGAATGCTCTATCCGGATATCACACAACAAAAGGCTGCAATGGTCACCGGACCAGTGCCGCCGCCACAGCCTGGAACAATTGACGCCCTTGGGGACAAAGGCGTGAAACAATTGGTCGATGTTCTCAAGGCCGTAGGCGACGGCAAACTCGATCCAGATAGTGCCAAGCAAACGTTGAAACGAGTGTTTGGCATTCCTGATAAGATTGCTGAGCAGATGATTCCTGAACCTGACCTAAAGATCATTAAGGCCCAGCATCCACCTCCGGCCGGCAACGGTGCTGGTAGACCGGCCGGCGCGAAGGGGAAAACTGTCAGCAAAAAGAAGGCTACTAGCCGGAAGTAGGCTTAGCAGTCCTCGTCACCGGTAACTTCGTTACAGATAACTTCGAGCGTGGCTTTCTTCTCTTTCAGTGCCGCGATCGTCTCGTGTTCTTGTGCACCAAGAAGTAATATTCCTGCCATCTTACTCCTGGCAATGATCATCTTGCCAGCGATGACGATCTCTGGCTGCTCGCCAGCTTCCTGCGCCTTGGGGCTCGGAATACTTGTTACGGTTATCACTAACGTTTGACTATCCATTTACGGTTTCCTTTCTGTTTTTGGTTTTTGGTTGTGTTTTCTACTACTGCATGGGGAAATGTCTGGGTGGTCCCAGTGCGACCACCCAAAGACTTCTTAATCAACTACTCGGTGATATGTCTGCTGATCACCTGGGGCTAATTCCCTGGCGACCTTTACTTCGTAGACGGTATCTGGGTCCAGGGTGACATCACCGTGTTTCTGCTGGGCGATGTATTCCGGATCGTTGTTTGCAACGTCATGCTCGACCTCTACAGGTTGCCTACCGGTAATGATGGTTGCATTTTGGTACTGCGGCCTGAACAGGCGAGCTAATGCCGGATTTTTGATCTTGTGGTGATGCCCCGTGGCTTCACCTTCCTGAATGATACCGTTTTCTCTGAATCCATACTGTTTTGGATCTTCTTTATATCGCCGCTTTACCCATTCGGCGTTACTTGGCTCCATTGGTATGAACGCCAGGTCACCCTGACGTATTACGTTTTGTTTCATGTTTTCCTTCCTTGTTTGTTGTTTCTGTTTCTGTTCTGGGAGGGAAACTCATGTGGATGCCTTTACCCGTTGTAACCAATTCGGGGTGTCGTACATCCAATCCAGGGCTGGCCCGACAGCATTAATATTCCCTGGTACAAGATGCACATATGTCGTACCAGTGGACGGACATACCATCCGCAATGCACGCTCGTGCCCACCAGTCATTTCGACATTCAATAGTTCATAGTTATCGTGCTTGGCGACAACGCTGCTATTGATGTCTTCAAAGAACTTCTTGACCCCATAGAGCCTGATCCAGGCTGACCGGACTGTGGTGTTGGCCTCGTTCAGGATTTGCTGCGTCGTGTAACGGAACCTGAGATTCTTCCGGTATACCCGACAACCGCATTCACGGGTTCCTGGTGCTGTACCCAGTCCATGACGACGAACTTCACATTGGTATCGATTTCGGGGGCCTCTATGCTGACATCCACTACGATCCCAATAAAGATTACGAGCCCTGTGAATCCAGTACTGACCGCGCCGGCGTGGCTTATTCCGTCTGTAAAGATGCCGCTGGTAATGATTCCGGATTTTGTTGTATCGTAGGCCCAGGGCTCTCTTATTTATGATCTGCCCCTTTTTACCAAACGCGACAATGTCTGGACATTCCCTTCCAGTCGTAACTGGATTCCCGTTTTTATAAAGAATGGTGTGGTAGTAGAATGATTCAAAGCGCCAGCCATATGGCATCCATTGATTAATCCTGGATCTATTGGACCAGGACGAATAAATCCCTTTTGATCTAAGAGGCGGACGAATACCTCCATCCCGTGACCTATTCCATGTTTCACCAATTGGTGTCCCGTGGAGTTGGACTACTACCTTGCCATCAGGGTACCATTTTATGATGTCCCTCTGGCCATAGAAATCCAGACTGACAGAATCACCGCAATCGTATAAACTTAACCAGTACCCCATGTAATATGATTTGCGCTTGTTGTGTTTAAAATGCCCCTTGGCTTCTTCGTAATTCATTTTATTCCTTTCTTGGTTTGGGTTTTCTTGACATGATGTCCTGGGGAAATGGATCTATCCCAGAAGCTTGATGACCTGATTGAATTCAGGGCTAAGTTTAAATTACCCGATGGCCATCAGCCCGGGATGCGTGTTCCCGAAGGGGGATCATCTTGCGCCAGTTGTAAATACCTGGGAGCTGACCGCAAGAGTTGCAATAACCGTTATTTTCAACAGTGGCATGGCAGCCGGTGGCTGCCACACCCCTGTGATTGTTACTGCTCGGACTGGTATGAATGGGAATGACTAAGTAGTTAAGACATACCGTAGATAAGCATCTCTTCTATTTAGCCATTTTTCCATCTGGACGATTACTTCTTCCTGTGTCCCAATGAAATAACGCGGGAACCCATCGCAATCATCCAGATCGTGGGTTCCGTTTCCCTCGACATGGATTAACCAATCTCCGCGATCGCAATAATTTGGACGCTTAACGATGTGGATTTCGTACTGACCGTCTGGACTATCCTTCCATGCCCTGATGGGGAATATGCCCATGGGACCGCTTTCGGTTATTGTCCATTCTGGTTTCATGCCCATCCTTTCCATGTGAACATAGGGCATTTGCAGAGTTTGCATTTGCCATGACCAGGAATTGCGACTCCTGCAATGTTCTGGTCATGATGTTCAGTATCCGGACCATCTCCGGTATGGCCACAGCTGCATTTCCCGATCTTGCGATCGGTATTGCCATTACGCTCGGAACGATAGTTTTTAGCTCGTTTTTTCATGAGGTATAGACGGTGCAGGTTGAAACTTTCCGTCTTCAGTCTGTATCATGCCGATACTATCAGCCCAGATATGGAGACAGGCTGCTGCCCCTGCCAGGTACCCGTATTTTTCGATGATTTCTTTCACACCCTTTGGTGTATGACGA